GTGCGCCTTGGCGCTGGTCTGCACCGGCTCGGGTCCGAGCCGGTCGGGCGAAGGCTTCGGCATCACGGGCTCCTCAGGCTGGCCGCCCAGGCGGCGGCGTCGAAGGTGGGGCAGGCGCGGCCCGGCGCCACGTCGCGGTGGCCGATCACGCTCAGCCCGGGGAAGCGCACGGCCAGCTCCACCACCAGCGCCTCCAGGGCGCCCCACTGGTCGGCGGTGAAGTTGCAGTCGGGCCGCCTGTCCTCCTCGGCCATGCCGCCGATCAGGCAGATGCCGATGGAATCGGCGTTGTGGCCGATGGCGTGGGCGCCGGGGCGTTCGATCGGCCGGCCGATCTCGACCGTGCCGTCGCGCTTGAGGACGTAGTGGTAGCCGGTGTCGGACCAGCCGTTCTCCTCGACGTGCACCCGCCGGACCTCGGCGACGCCCCAGTCCATCGAGGGCCGGGTGTAGCTGCAGTGCAGGATGGCCCGTCTGATCGCTCGCATGGGGCGCGCCTCCGAAGTCGTGGAGGCCGCAGCATCGCGGTGCGAGCGGGCCCGAAATACCGTGACAAGCGGGCGGCCGGCGGGCGCCTCAGGCGATCTCCGCGCCGCGCCGCAGCGCCGCGGCGTGGCGGCGGATGGTGCGCTGGTGCACCTGGACGGCGCGCGCGACGGTCTCCTGCGTCTCGCCGGCCGCCAGCAGCCGGCGGATCAGCTGCCGCTTGACCGACCAGGCCTGCGGCAGCATCGGCACCAGGAACCAGCCGGCGCCCAGCCGCGCCACCAGGCGGGCGGCGCCGGCCTCGCCGATCGCGCGCACCACCGGGTTGTTACCCCGCGGCCGTTCCGCCAGGTAGACCTCGACGCCGCCGTAGCTGCGCGCCAGCAGCAGGGCGTCGGTCAGCCCGACCGCCTCGGCCAGCGCCTCCAGCCCCGGCGGCAGCGCCTCGCTCGGCGCTCCCCCCGCCGCCGCCGGCGCCGCCGGCGCCAGTCCGAAGAGGTCGCGCTGCGTCATGACCCTTCCCGGCGCCCCAGCAGCCGCGGTCCGGCGTCCTCGTCGTCCACGCCCTGGCGGAGCTCCACGCGGGAGGCCGCGTGGCGGCCCGCACGATAGGCCGGGTGCTCGTAGATGGCCCGCTCCCGGCGTTGGCGCCGCTTCTCGGCCTTGCTGGGCGGCAGGGATTCCGCCTCGTCTTCGCTCCGCTCCACCTGATCCGTCGCGGCGGCCGCGCACCAGCGCTCCTCGAAGACCTCGATCAGCTTGAAGAAGAGACGGGTGCAGAAGCCTTCGAGGAAGGCGGCCATGGCCTGGTCGCGCGTCTTGCGCAGGCGCCGCCGGCGATACTCGCGCGACGCCCGGAACTCGGCTCGAGCGCCCTTGATCGCCCGCGCCAGCACGGTGTGGAGATATTCCGCCAACAGCATGTCGGGCTCGCCGGCGCGGTAGCGGACGCGCCGGGCATAGCGGCGCCCGGTCCAGTAGGCTTCCGCACGCACCGTCGCCCGGCAGATCCGCCCGACGGCGTACCACAGCAGCGAGTAGGGCGCCTGCAGCTGCACCTCCGGCACCTCGATCGGCGCGCTGTCGGCCAGGGCAGCCTCATCCTCGGTCAGGTCGTAGGCGGCCAGCAGCTCGGCGACCTTGGCGGCGGCCGCCAGCGCCTCCGCCTCGGTGCAGCCCCGCGCCGTCGTCATCTGGCGCAGCGCGCGAATCTTCGCCTTGATGGCCTCGACGTCGCTCACGGCTCCTCCCTCCGCGTCTCCGCGTCTCCGCGTGAGCCCCCCGCGCCCCCTCGCGCCGCCAGCTCCCGCCGCAGCCAGGCGCCCAGCCGGCGGATCGTCTCGTCGGCCGCGCGCGCCTCCAGCGCCTCGAAGTGCTCCGGCCCGCCCTTCGACGCGATCCAGGCATCGAGCCCGGCCAGGCCGCCCAGGCGCACCTGGCCCAGGGCCTGCAGCCGGCGCCACTGCGCCAGCGCGACGCAGACCCGCGGGCTGTAGTGCGCGCCCCAGTTCACGCCGCCCCCGCGGCGGTCGGCCGGGCGCGCCGCCCAGTCCTTCAGCGCGTCGATCACCGGCGCGGCGCGGTCGGCCGGCAGCCAGGCCAGCTTCTCCACCCCGGTCTGGCGCTTCACGAAGGCGTCGAGAGCCTTCTCGGAGCCCTCCGAGAGGCATCCCAGGTGCCAGAGGCACCACCACAGCGCCCGCACCTTGCGCCGGTGCGCCTCGGCCTCGTCGCGCGCCCGGGGCCCGGGCCGGGGCGCCGCCCGCCGCTCGCCGCTCCAGCCCTTGGCGCGGAAGGTGTCGAGCACTGCCGCCAGCTGCGCGTTGTCCAGCTCCGCCGCCGAGCGCCGCCCGCCGGCCGCTTCGAGCAGGCCGCGGTAGGCCTCTTCGTCCAGGCCCAGCTCCTTGCGCGCGATGTGCACCTTGGCCAGCAGCGCGCGGCGGGCCGGGTCGACGGGGGTGCGGGCGGCGCGGGACATCTCGGCTCCTTTCCTATCGGCGGCCCGGCCGCACGATGGCCTTCGGCGGGCCGCAGAGGATCGTGATCACCGCGCCCAGCCGCTCGTCGTAGACGATCCAGACCAGCCGCCCGCGCCAGCGCAGGCGGTAGACCAGGCGCGCGGTGACGTCGGTGCGCCCCAGCGGCTGGCGGCTGCGGCAGCGCCCCGCCAGCTCGCCCAGCTCCGCGTCGGTCAGCACCAGCCCCAGCCGCTGCCAGGCGCGCCGCTTGACGTGGCGCGCCACCCGTCGCAGGTCCTCGGCGGTGGGCGTGGCGGGCTTCATGGGCGCGGCTCCTGCGGCGGCGCCGGGAAGGTGCCGACCTGGTCGCCCCAGACCTCCCAGCCCGGCCAGCTGGTGCGGCTGAAGAGCTCGCAGCGCCGCGCCTCGCGGCCCATCAGCGTCTCGATCCGCTCGTAGATCTCGTCGGGCTTGCGGCTGTGCTCGCGGCGCAGGGCGTCAAGGCTCGTGTCCCAAGCCTCCGCCAGGCCCGCGTCGAAGGCCTCCTCGCTCTCGATCACGCCCTTGACCGGCCGGCGCAGGTAGCGCGGCCGGCCGCGCGCGCCCAGCAGGAAGAGCTCGGCGCCGCTCTGCAGCACCTTGCCGGTGCCGTAGGCGATGCGGCCGTTGACCGTCCGCTTCAGCCAGGCGCCGCCGGTGACGTAGCGGAAGCCCCAGCAGCCCATAAGCTCCAGCGACAGCGGCAGGTTGGGGAAGGTCGCCCAGAGGCACAGCAGGCAGTCGCCGGCCGCCAGGTGCCCGACGGGCAGCTCGCGCAGCCACTGCCTGTTCATGGTCGCGTAGCTCGGTCCCTTGCCGCCGTCGAAGGCGCTGAAGCTGTCCCAGCGCGTCGGCGGGTCGGCCAGGATGACCTCGTAGGCGCAGGGCTTGAGCGGGGCGAAGGTCCAGGTCATGCGGCCCCGCCTTCCTCGTCGCCGGCCGGCGGCACGATCCAGACGATCGCCCGGCGCCCCGAGGCGTTGGCGCGGCGCTCGCCGCCGTCGACGATGCGCCCCTGTGCGCGCAGCTCGCTCACCCGCGGCCGCACCGTCAGGATCGAGAGCTCCAGCGCCTCGGCCGCCTCGTCGGCCGTGCTGCCGCCGGCCTTACGCAGCAGGATCCAGCCGAAGACCGCCTCGCGCAGCGTCGCCGCCTCCTCCGCCACGGAATCGGCCGCCGCCAGGGAGGTGTCGTCGGGCCGCGCCCCCGGCACCTCGGGATAGGCCGGGAAGAGCTCCTCCTGCCGGGCGTCGCGCGGCGTCATCGCAGCTGCTCCCGGTCGCGGCGCAGCTGCGCGCGCAGGCTGGCCAGCCGCGCGCGGTAATCCAGGTCGCTCGCCGCCCGGCGTTGCGCCGCCCGCGCGCCCTTGGCGACGGTGGCGTGGTCGCGGCCGCCCAGCGCGCGGCCGATCTGCTGCAGGCTGCAGGCCGTCTCCTCGCGCGCCAGCAGGTAGTAGGCGCTGCGCGCCAGGTTGGCGCGGCCGTCGCGGCCGAGCACCGGACCGCGCCGTGCCGGCGCCCGGACCATCTCCTCCGGTACGTGCCAGGCCGCCGCGACCAGCTGCAGGATTCGCGGCAGCACCGCCGGCCCGGGCAGCAGCGCCACCTCCTCCGTGCCGGCGGCATCGGCGATCCCCAGCCGCTGGCGCAGCACGGCCACCTGACCGCGCAGCACCGCCACCTCGCCGCGCAGCTGCTCGCCCTCCCGCCGGGCCGCCTCCAGCGCCTGGGCCAGGGCGGCGCGTTCGCCGTTCTGCGCCGCCGCCGCCGGGCTCAGGCTCATCAGCGTCCGCCCGCCCTGGGCCTCGCAGACCGCCCGGTAGCCCGCCGCCTGCAGCCGCGTCACCTCCTCCGGCCGGGCGAGATAGGTGCTTGTCATCGCGCTGCCCCCGAGGTGGCCGCGATCGGCTCCAGGCCCTTGTCCTGGCGGATCTGGTCGGCGCGCACCACCAGCTCGCGCCACTCGACCCTGCGCCGGCCGAGCTGCCAGCAGTTCTGCCCGCGCTCCACCTCCAGGCCGGCGCCGCGCAGCGTCTCCAGCACCATGCGCTCGGCCGTGCCCTCAGACGCCTCGAAGCGCCGCACCCGCCCGGCCGCGACCGCGGCATCGACCGCCGCCCGCTCCTCGGCCGTACGCTCGCCGGCGACCTGGAGCCGCCGGCCGGGCCCTCTCTCGCTGCCCGTTCTTTTCAGGCGGCCGTCGTCCACCAGGCGAGCGACGGCTTTTGACACGTTGGTTGCGTGCAGCCCGACCAGAGCGCCGATATGGCCATTGCTCGCCTCCGGCCCCAGGCGCTCCACCGCCCGCAGCACGGCAGCGCAGGTCTCCTCGGACGGCCGCTCCGCCGCCGCCCGGACCCGCTTGGGCGCCGGCGCCGTCGCCTCCTCGGGAGAGGTCTCGCCGACAATGATCGCCCGAGCGGTGCGCCCAACGCCGCTGATCTGCAGCCGCCCGGCCGCCTGCAGCCGAGCATAAACCTTGGCGACCGTCGCTAGGCTTACTCCGCAGCGGCGCGCTACGTCCTGCCGACGCACCGCCGGCCCGGCCTGCCGGATCACGTGCAGCACCAGCTCGTCGAGTTCGCCCGTGGCGTCGGCCCGGCGCGACGGCTCGCTCTCGGGCGCCTCCGGTGCGGCCGGCGCCGGCCCTTGCTCCGTGGCCTCCGCGTCTCCGCGTGCCTCTTCTTCCTGCTGCTCGCCCGGCGGCTCCCAAGAGTTCGGGCGCGATACCCGATCTTGCGCCGGCACCACCCCGCCGGCCGTATCGGCCCGGGCCGGCTCCGGCGGCGGCAGGGCGAGATAGCCGACCTCGACCCCCAGCACCTTGGCGCTCGACAGCGCCCCGGTCAGCCACAGCTCGGCCTGCGCCGCCTGCTGCAGTGCGGCCTCCAGGTCGGCCCCGCCCGCCAGCGCCCGCTCCAGCAGCAGCGCGCGGCGCTCGCCGTTGCGCACCTCGCTCAGCATGGCCCGCCCTCCGTGCTGGCGTCGGCCGCGCCAGCGCAGCTCGTGCAGAGATCCTCCCCCGCCCAGCCGCAGCCATCGGCGCAGGCGTCCAGATCGCTGCAGCCGCAGCGGCTGCAGATCCGCCCGAGCAGCGACGGCAGCGCCACCGCCTCGGGCTCGGCACGAATGCCCGCGGCTTCCGACACTTGATCCCGAAGCAGGTCCAGTAGGGCACCGCTCCCGCTCTCGACCGCGCGGAAGCACGCGCGCTCGAGCAGGTCGCTGGGGAGGTGCGGGCCCGGCCCGGCAAAGGCCTCCTCGACCGCCCAGGCCATGACGATCTCCAGCGCGGTGGCGCCGATCTCCTCCCGCTGCTCGGCCGGCAGCTGCGCCCAGGCCTCGGCCCCGCTCCAGCGCTTGAGTTTTTGGTCGGCCATCTCCGCCTCCCTCAAACCGCGGCCAAGTCGATGGAGACGGCCTGCCAGCGCCCCTGCGCCGTGTCGCGCCGGTAGAAGCGCAGGTAGCTGCTGGAGCCGACCACCCGCATGGAGTCGGTCAGCGCCTGCATCGCCGCCTGCCAGCGCGGATCCTCGATCTGCACCCGCCGCAGCTGGTAGAGCGCGCCGCGGTTGATGCGCCCCTGCTTGTCGACCTGGAAGGCATGCTCGACCAAGGCGCGGATCTCCGCCCGCGCGTCCTTGGCCCAGCCCTCGATGCACTCGTCGACCAGGTGCTTGGCGCTCTCCAGTTCCGGCCCGAAGGTCAGGTGGTCCTGGATCTGCAGCTGCACCTGCAGCAGCCCGTCGTGGGATGTCAGCGTGACGTTGCCCTTCTTGCCCCCCACGCGGGCGCCGTACTGCTCGGCCAGCAGCGCCTGCAGCGCCGCCACGTCGTCGTTGGTGTGCTGCTTGAAGCGCGCGATCTGGCCCGACAGCGCCTCGGCGTAGCCGACGATCTTGCGCACCGTCTGGTCGATCAGCAGGTCGGACGGCTTGACCAGCTCCAGCGGCACCAGGGCGCCGCGGGCGTCGCGCAGGTAGCGCTGGCCCTCGATCTCCACCGTCCCGTCGCCGAATCCGACGATCAGGTCGTCGATCTCGGTCGCGCCCATGCTCTGCTCGTTCATGGTCCTCTCCTCACTCCCAGGCCGCGCCGGTGCGGGGCCTGTCCGCCGCGGCGACGTGCACCGCCAGCAGGCGCAGGTTGAGCGGCTGCCGGGCCACGTGCGCCGGCAGCGGCGGGCTCGACTCCCGGGGCTGCTGCGGCTCCGGCTGCGTGCCGTAGCCGAGCAGCAGGCCGAGCCGCGGGTGGAAGAGCGTGCTCATCTTCATGGTCGTCTCCCTCTTCATGCCCGCCCCGCCGGGACGCGCTCGGCCTCCACCGCGGCCTGGTAGGCGGCCCAGTCCAGGCCGTTGAGCACCTGGCACATCGCCTGCATCTGTACGGCCGCCAGCAGCGGCGGCCGGGGGTGGCCCAGGCCGCAGCAGGTGCTGGCCAGCGTGAAGGCGCACCACTGCGCCACCGCCGCCGCGATCGCCTCGTCGCGCAGGCCGCGCAGCTGCGCCGCGCCGACGATCGGCGAGAGGTGCTCCCGCGAGGCCTCGGCCAGCTGCTGCAGCAGCGCCTCGGTGGCCTGGACGTCGTGCTCGCTGATGCCGCTCATGCCGCCACCTCCGTCGCGCTGGCGGTGAGGCGGCTCCAGGCCGCGCGGATGTGCTTGGCGCCGCGCTGCTCCTCGGCGCCGCCGGCCAGCATGGTCGCCAGCTGCAGGCACTTGGTGAGCACCCGCAGCGCCCCGGGCTTGCGGGCGATGGCCTTGAGCAGCCGCAGCTCCTCGGCGTCCGTGACGCCCCAGGCCTGGACCAGGGCGCAGATGTCCTCGGCCCGCGGCCTGGTCTGCGTCACCCGCACCCCGACCCGGCTGTAGAGCTGCGCGAAGCCCGCCTTGCGTCCCTCGCCTTCCAGGCGGGCGTAGACCAGCTCGTTGCCCACCAGCGCCACGCCCACCTGGTAGCGGTCGTAGAGGCTGCGCAGCATGTCGAGCGACACCGGCTGCAGGTGCTGCGCCTCGTCGATGACGATCAGCCCCTGGCTGCCGGCGACCCGCCGCCCGATCGCGCGCGGCAGGCGCATGGCCACGCGCTCCACCACGCCCATGACCTCGGCCAGCTCGGCCAGCATGCCGTGCACGCCGGCGGTGCTGGGATCCATGGTCGCCAGCCAGACGTTGGGGTTGCTGCCGGCGTAGTGCTGCGCCGCGCTGGTCTTGCCGATGCCGGCGCCGCCGGCGATGACCGAGATCTCCGGCATCACCTGGGCGAAGCGCAGCGCCTCCAGGAAGCCGGCGGCGCTCCGGGTCTCGATGAAGCCCGGCGTGCGCGGCACCGCCGCCGCCGCCCGCTTGCGCTCCTCCCGGCTCGCCAGCCAGATCTGCACCTCGCCGGCGACCTTGTCGTTGCGGCCCTGGTAGGTGCCGCCCAGCCAGGAGCTGAAGGTGCCGTAGGCCACGCCGCAGTCTCGGGCGACGGCGGCCTGGCTCAGGCCCTCCGCCTCCATGACCTGCCGGACCTGCGCCCGGATCGCGTCGACCTCGGAGGCTGTGAAGGTGTTCTGTGCCTCTGCCATGATGGTCCTCTCCTCAGGTGTCGCGGCTGCTCTCCACCAGGCGCAGGCCGCGGGCGAAGAGGCGCTCGACGTCGTCGTCGGACAGCGCCTCGGTGTCGGTGTCGGGGTTGGGAACGGCGGCCGCCTGGGCCGCGCCGCCGCCGGCGGCCACCAGGCGCACCGCGCTCGGCGGCTGCGGCTCGGGCTCCGCCACCTCGGGCAGCAGCCGCACCAGCTCGTCGAGCGACAGCTGCTTCTCCAGCGCCGCAGCTTCGCGCGTCGCCTTGACGAAGGCCGCGCGCTTGCGGTTGTGGTCGCGGGCCGCGCCCGTATCCGCGAAGCCGGCCGCCTCCAGGCACTCGGCGGCGCCGATGTAGCGGCCGTCCAGCCGGTAGAGGTGCACCGGCTCGTGCAGCCGGTCGGGGTCGAAGCGGACCGTCACCGCCTCGCCGCGGTGCGCCTGCAGGCACTCCGCCCAGTAGCGGTTGCCCAGCAGCCGCACCGCGCCCGACTCCCGCTCGGCGCGCACCGCCTCGGCGGCCAGCAGGCACATCCGCAGCTGCTCGGGGCCGGCCTTGCGAATCAGCGCCTGCGCGTAGCTCGCCTCGAAGGCCTGGTCGAAGGAGAGCGTCCCGCCGCACACCCGGGTGCGGCGGGCGGGCCGGGCGTTGTGCAGCCGGATGCCCTGCTCGACGACCCGCAGGAAGTCGGCCAGCGGGATCGCGCGGCTCGCGTAGTTCTCGGGCTTGGCGTCCGGCTTGTTGCCGGTGTAGGCGCCCTCGAAGGCGGGGTGCTTGGCGATGGCGTCGCAGAGGTCCCTGAAGGCCCTCTCGATCGGCTTCGACTGGCCGCTGTAGGGCCGGGTCCAGTGCACCTCGACGCCCAGCTGCGTCAGGATGCCCGAGGGCTCCTCGGCCTTGACCTTGAAGCGGTAGCGGTTGGGCGTGCCGCCCGTGATCCACTTGCTGGCGAAGCCCCGGCCGTTGTCCAGCCAGGCCAGCTCCGGGATGCCGAAGCGCTCGAAGACGTCGCGGAAGGCCAGGCGCACGGCGTCGCTGTTCTCGCTGCGGTCGACCCGCCAGGCCAGCAGCTTGTTGGAGTAGAGGTCCTGGATCGCCACCATCAGCGGCCGGCCCACCGTGCCGTCGGGCCAGCGCACGAAGACGTCCCACTTGTGGCCGTCGGCGTTGACCGCCTCGAGCGCGTGGAACATCGAGCGGTCGCGCTCCTGCGGCGGGTAGAGGCGCCCCAGCGCCTCGGCCCCCTCGCGCGTGAGCACCCGCACCGGCAGGGGAATCTCCCGCTCGATCCGCCGGCGCAGCGAGCGGCCGCTCGGCAGCGGCCAGCCCTGCGCTTCGGCCAGCTGCTGCAGCCGCCGGAAGCAGGTCTCGAAGCTCGGCTTGGACAGCCGCAGATAGTCGGCCTTCAGGGCCTCCCAGGCCCTCGGGTCGCAGGCCGCCGTGGCGATGCGCCCGCTCCACTGCGGCGCCAGGGCCGGCAGCCAGTCCGTCGCCGGCAGCCCCTCGACCATGGCCTGCCAGGCGTAGAGCGTGGAGGCCGCCACGCGGTTCTGCTCGGCCGTCGTGTGCACCGCGTCGTTGACCCGAAGCCCGCCGCGCTTCAGCGCCGCCACCTGTTCCAGCAGGGCCAGGCGCTCCCGCGCCACGGCCTTGCGCTTCTCGGGCAGGGCGTCGAACCAGGCCCAGGCCTCGCGGCTTCCCTTGCGCTCGGCCTGGCCGGGCTGTGCTGCCGCCGCGGCCGCCTTGCGCGCCGCCGTCTCGCGCCGCAGCAGCTCGGTCTGTGCCCGGCGGGGCCAGAGGCTGTAGTGGTACTCGGCGCCGTTGGCCTGGCGCGGCCTGGTGAGCCCCTCGCCGCGCAGGTTCACCGCGCTTGCCCAGCCGGCGCGCTGCGCCATCAGGTTGACGCCGCGCTTTGTGCCCGGCAGGTCCGGCAGCCCGAGGTCTGCGATCTCGGCCGCGCTGTACCACTCCTTCATGCCGCTTCCCCCTGTCGCGTCGAGCGCCGCCCTGCCGGCCGCCACTGCCTCGCCAGCTGCCGCTGCAGCCGCTCGGCGGCCGCCCGCATCTCCCGCTCCCGCTGCCCGGCGGCGCGGATCATCTCGCGGCCCTTGCTGCGCAGCAGCTGCGCCTCTATCGCCGGCACCAGCGCCTGGTCCACCGCCGCCGCCTGCAGCGGCGCCAGCAGCTCCTGCAGTGGCCGCAGGTCGCCGGTGGCCTCCGCCAGCGCGGCCAGGCGCAGCGCGCTGATCGTGTGGTCGGGCCGGCCCTGGCTGGCGTAGGCGTTGAGGCTGGCCAGCGGCACCGGCTCGCCCAGCCAGGCGGCCATGCGCGCCGCGATCGCCTCGCGCGGCTGCGGCGCGTCACGCAGGCTCGCGGCCACCGCGCGCGCCAGCCGGGCGCGCAGGCTGTCGGCGCGAACCAGCGCCGCCGGCAGCCGCGCCACGATCTCCGGCGGCTCCCAGCTCAGCAGCTCCAGCTGCCGCGCGTCGCTCGCCCGCGGCATCAGCACTGCTCCCGCTCGTAGGACTGCACCACGCCCAGCTCGCCCAGCCAGTCCAGGAAGGCGATGCGCCCGCGCCGGTCGCCGCGGCGCCAGGCCTCGCTCAGCCGCTGCAGCGTCACCTCGTGCGGCTGCGGCGCCGGCGCCGGGGCACCCTCCAGGACGGCGGCGGCCTGGCGCACGCTCTGCGCCGGGCGCTCGACGCCCAGCAGGTTCTCGACGATCGCGGCGCGCTGCTCGGGGCTGTAGCGGGTCAGCTGGTAGAGCTCGCCCTCCTGGCGGGCCAGCGGCGTGCCGGCCAGCCGCTGCAGCAGCTCGGGGCCCAGCCCCTCGTAGATTCGCACCGAGCGTCGTACCAGCTCCTCGCTGCGGCCGAGCAGCTGCGCCACTTCGGCCGGGAAGGACCAATCCAAATCGTTGGGTTTTGATCGGACGGCCGGGCTGCGCCGGTCGCCGCCGCGCCCGAAGCGCTCCGGCCGCAGCTGCTTCTCGATCTTCAGGCGCCGCCCGACGAAGACGGCGCGGTCCAAGGGGTTGAGCTCGTGGCGCTGCAGGTTCTCGTCGATCTCCGCCAGCTCGAGCTCCAGGCCGGCGCGCTTGCCCGCCGCCTTCACCTCCGCGCGGATCGTCTCCCAGCCCAGCGCCGTCGCCGCCGCCAGTCGGTGCGCACCCGCCACCAGCCGGTAGGGCCTGCCCTGCTGCTGCTCCACTACCTCGATCGGCGTCTGCTGCCCGCGCTCGCCGAGGCTCAGCGCCAGGCGCGCCACCTCCTCGGCGTCCACCGGCCGCAGCCGCGGCGGCACCTCGATCTCCGCCAGCGGCACCTCGGCGGTGCGCAGGTAGCGCAGCCCGCTCATGCCGCCGCGCCTTTTTGCCGGTGAGCCGCGTGGGGCAGGGTGCTAGATTTCCGGGCGTCGGGCCGGACCTCGCCCGCCTGGTCGAACCATTCCGGCCAGAGCTCGTGCAGCCGCGCGCCCAGGAACTCGGCGATGGCCAGATTGGCCGCCGGGAGTGGGACGTGCAGGCAGTGCGACAGGGCGGAGGGGTGCAGCCCGGCGCCGAAGGCGAGCTGGCGCATCGTCGCGCCGCTCTTTCGGACGCTGGCCTTGATGTCTTCAGGGTGGGCGTTCTTCATGGGCATCGACCGCCATAGGGGCTCACAATGATGGTGATGGTAATCCAGCGTTCGGGATTCGCGCAACAGCTGCCTGGCGATTCCCATCGCCACTCCCAGAGTATTGACGCGGTAAAGCTGGATTATCGAAATGAAACAAGACGATAGCATGGGTCGGGAATCAGAAAGCGAGGTGGGAAGCCAGATTCCCACCGCGCGCCGCAAGGTGGGAATCCGCTTGCGGGCCATCGAGCGCCGCCTCGGCGGCCGCGAGCGGGCCGCCGCCGCCGCAGGCGTCGGCGTGTCGACGCTCGCCAGCTGGGTTGCTGGCAGCGCGGACCCGAAGTTCTCGAAGGTGGCCGCCCTGGCCCGAGCGGCCGGCGTCAGCCTGGACTGGCTGGCCTACGGCGAGGGAGGGGAGGCGCGCTCCCAGCCGCCGCATGCGGCAAACGATCTCAACGAGCAGCTGCTGCTCGATATCATCGCCGTGGCCGAGGAGGTCTGGTCGCTCGCCGGTCTCAGTCCCCAGCCCGAGGAGAAAGCGGCGAAGATCCTGGCGGTGTATAAGGAGATCGTCGCCGCGCAGCAGAACGGCGAGACGGTGTCGCCGTCACGGATACTGCGCCTGGTGCACTCGGCCTGAGGAGGAGAGGATGTCCCGAGGCGATATCAACACGATCCAGCAGACCTCCAAGAAGTGGAAGCTGCTGCAGGTCCTGTCGTGGCTGTTCTTCGTGCCCGGCCTGGCGTGGTTGGCCTGGGTATTCTTCGGCGTGATCGACATGGGGATGGAACGCGCCGCCGGCAAAACGGTGATCGACCTTGTGATCGACCCGCGTCTTTGGGGTGCCTACGCGCTCTTGCTCGTTGGCTTCCTGCTCGACGTCACCGGCCGCTTCTTCGCCTGGTGGCATCACGGGTAGCGGCGTCGTTGCCACAGCCTGCGGCGGTGCCTCTTTACCGTCTCTTAACCAGCCCCCGGCAGCCTGAGAGAGTGGACGGGAGGGAGACGGGATGGACCGCGAGGAGATCCGCCGGCGCTTTTCCGAGCAGCTGTGCCGCGGCATCGACCGCGGCGCCGGCGGGTGTCCTGGCGGCCCGCCCTGCGCGCCGGCGCCCGTTGTCGTGGTGGTCACCGGCGACGGCAACTCGGTCACGGTCCAGCTGCCGGCCGGGACCTCCTTCGAAGGTTCTTGAGAGCCTTCCGGTGGCGTGCCGGGCGACTCCGTATCCATCTGTCAAATCGCCCCTCGACGGGCCCCACTCCGAAACCTTACCCTTCCCGTCACGTCCCAGCGCGGCCCACGGTTATCTCCTTGTTTCCCAGTGCCCTCCCGCCCGATCCCCCTCGGTCCCGCCATATCCCGCCGGACTCCAGATCCCAGTGTCCCCCCTCAGCCG